ACATAGTGTATTACCTTGTAGTCCTGTCACCAAGTTTCTAATATACTTGTTTCTTTTTGTATTAGATACCAAGTAATCCATTTCTTCTTGGTAAGTCTTATCTTTTAAAAAGTCTCTTTCCGTTTTACCGTGTTGTAAGACCAAACAGAATATCTTTAGAGCCGCTAGTTTTCCTTTCTCCTGAAGTTCCGTTGTGGATACTACCTTGTTTACATTACCAAATAAACCCTCTAATACTAATTTATGTGTTTTTGTACCGTCTAAAGTACCAGTTAGACCAACTCTATATTTACATTTTGTAAGCTTAGTCATTATCTTTGTTAAAGAAACGGCCTTAAACAAGTGTGCCTCGTCACCTATAACCGTGCCAATATCTGAAAACCACTTTTTAGGCATATTGTAAATTGATTGCCAAGTTGTTATGATAACTCGTTTACTAGTTTCTTTATCGTGGCCTTGATATATCTTATGTACATTTCTTTCACTATTATAACCATAATCTTTAAAGTCCTTAAACAGTTGTTCTACCAGTGATGTAGTTGGTACAACAATTAATATCTTGTTTTGTTTACTTTCTTTTAGTCTTAATAAATTGAAGATCACTATTAAGTATATTATAAGTGATTTACCAGAGGCAGTTGGCGACAATAGTAAACATCTATTTTTTTTAACAGCGTGAACAAAGGCCTCTTTTTGATAATCTCTTACTTCAATGTTTGGTATTTTTAGTGCTTTGATAAATTGTTCTATCTTATTGTCATCAACATTAGTATCTTTAATCTTGGTACCATCAACAACCTGTACATTATTTTCATTACACCAGTTTATGATATAGTGATATAAACCTGTATAAATTTTTCCAGTCGCATATGAGAATAATCTAATCTTTCCGTCCCACACCCTATTTCTAAATTGTGGCATAAACTTAAAACCAGGTACCTCAAAAGTAAAGTATTCGCCCAACTCTCGTCTTATGTCAGCGTCTGCTTCAATTTTAAGATATACTTCGTCTATTTTATCTATGATTAAATATCGGGTTGTTGTCATTTTTAGATAGCGCCACTAGTAAACTTTCTCCAGTCTATAGCGTTCTTTATTGTAAAACCACGATTTGCTATTTGTCGTATAGTTCTATCTAAAAAATCTACCGTTGTGTCAAGGTAATCAACTTTTTGTTTGGCCTTTTGTAATTCAGTATCAGATTCTAAATACTTATCTATATCAGTTCTTAAAATTTTTAAATCAAATGGTTTCTCAGCATATATTTCAGCAGGTGCTTTTCCTGTATAATATTCCCACTTTTCTCTTTTCATAGTATTAAATTCAGTTTCAGCACGACTTAACATTAACTTAAATTTTGTTAAGTGTTTCATATATTGGTTGTGTAATTGAGGTGTTTTTAACGACTCTAAATCTAGTTCAGTATCATTAATCTTTAAATCTTTATCAGCTTGTAATTGTAATTGTTCTAAATCCATAATATATTCAATATAACATAAACTGACTAAAAAGTCAATGTTTATGAGGTTGTAACTTGTGTCGTTGATGAACCAACATTAGCAAAGTCATAAATTGTATATCTAAATGTTACCGTTGATGTTAGATATTCTACATCTGTTGCTTGTTGGTCGTATTGTAATCCTGTTAAAGAAACAGGAAACAAATCTCTAAATCTTATCTCTACTTGTGGGTTATTTTTACTAGACAATACCGTTAATGTGGCGTCTGAAAAAATTGGTCCTTGGTCTGTTGTACCAAACTTAACCTTGCCTGGTTCTGTTGATACACTTTCATTTGATATAGGAAATCTATCCGAACCAGCACCGACTAAATTTTGAAACTCTGAATGATCTCTAGGAAAACCTAAACCAACTAGCCAACCGTGTATCTCTTGGTAGTTTTCTAAATTTTCATCTACCAAAAATGTCATATTTAATTCACCATAAGTCAACTTATCACCTGGTTGTGGTATGTCTTTAAATCTAGTTACTTGATCTATTGTGCCACCTAGTGTTATACCTGGTACATTTACTTGTGTACAGAAATAAGTTACTTTTGGTAGTTTGATTACATTAAATTTAAATTGAGTAGGGCTAGCGTAATCTAACTTTGTAGGTTGTCTATCGTATGATTTTGTGGTTGTCATACTACTATTTATCTGTTTCCTTATCTACTTCTTCCCATTCTTTATTTTGAGACTTTTGTTTTAATTCGACCTCTTTATCAGTAAGGACACTCTCTTTATCAGCAGCCTCATCCATTCTTTTTTCTATGTTTTCTAAAGGGTCAGGTTTTTGTAGATAATTAAGACCATAAGCTAATAGTCCTATAAAAGAACCTATTACAACCACACCTAAAATTGCCTTAAAAAATGTTTTCATATTAGTATTTAGTGCATAAAAAAAGGCGAGGTTTTGAGGCCTCGCCTTTTTAATTTTACAATGTAAAATGATTACATTATGTTCGCAACTTGGACTCTTCTGTAATATCTGTTGGCATTTTTATTACCAGCACCGTTAATTACAGCAGTATCAGATACACCTGACTCAGCAAATGGGTTTGCTTGTAAGCCGTATCTTGTTTTAAATCCAATTTTTGGTTGGAAAGTATCTTGACCAACCGCTCTAACCATTTGTAGAGGTACATATGGGCAGTAAAAAATACCAGCGTCATATGGTGATGTACCTTTGTATCCCACTACGAAGTAGTGTTTAGCTGTATTGTTAGCAGCATATGGATCAATGTACACTTTGTATCTACCGTTAAGAACACCAGCAAAAGTATTACCTGTGTCATCAACGTTTAGGTTGTTATTAAGAGCAGGAGTGTAGTCTAGGACACCAGCCATTTGTAAAGCAGATGCAACATCAGCTGAACAGATGATAAGGTTTCCTTTACCTCTTCTTGTTCTTTGAGCGATCACGTTAGCTTCTCTCTCAACTTGGAACATTAGGCCTTTGAATCTCTCAACAGACCATCTACCATTTGAGTCAGTATCTAAATCGAAGACACCAGCAGATGTTGTGTTGATAGCACTAACAGCACCAATGTGAGTTGATGAGTTGTCAGATGCACCGATTTCAGCGTTGATGTAAACTGTTCTTACAACTTCTCTGTTGATTTCCGCAAGGATCTCAGCAGATAGGATGTTAGCCAATTCAGTCTCAGCGTCTAAACCGTGGATTGCTTTAAGGTCTTGTGCTAATTCCATAGTGTATTCAGCTTTAAGAGCTCTTGACTTAGCAGTCACAGTAGATTTCTCTATTGAGAATGCCATTTGTGCAAAAGCATTGTTAGCAGAATCACCTAGGGCTTCAGCAGTACCTGTAGCCATTCCACTGCCTCTTGTGTAAGCAGTTGAAGGATCGTCATTTAATAAACCTGGATTTGTACCAGTTTGAGCAGCACCTGAGTTAGCAGTAGAATCTCCAGCAGCATTTCTGCTTGAAAAATCTGTATCTGCTTCGTCAAATAAAGCTTCACCGCCTGTTTGGCTAGTGAATCTACTTCTCATTGCGAAGATTAGACCAGTTGGACCAGTCATTGGTTGTACACCAGCAATATCGTAAGCGATAAGGTTTGGCATAGCTCTTCTTACTAATGAAATTAGGATTGGATCCCAATTGTCAACAGATGAACCTGTTGCATTAGCAGGAGCAGCTTCGTTTAAAAAAGCTCTATCTTCTTTTGATGCTCTTTCTTGGTTTTCCAAGATAGTCGCAGTAACGGCACGCTTGTATGAATCCGTGATCTTTGGTAGATCAGCGTGTTCTAATACAGGCTGCCATTTTTTTTCGTAAGTTTCAGATAAATACATATCTATTTTCTCCCGTATTATTATTTCGACAACTTAATGTCTTTGGTTTTACTAATAGCAGCAGCGTAAGCAGCCATTGCATTTGATAAATCTTCGTTAGAAGATTCACCTGCCGCTACATTATCTATCTCATCATCTTTTTTAACTTCTTTTTTACCAAAGTAAGACTCTTTAATCGTACTTACTTTTGTTCTAAAGTCGTCTTCATTCGAATACTCAACTTCTTCAGCAAGTTTGTTAAATTTCTCCTTAGCAGTGTCAGCTAAATCTTCAGACGTTTCATCTATGATGTCTTGTCTTTTTAAGTCGCCGTTTGCTTTGTTTAATTCAACATTCTTGTCGATTGATTCGTTAAGTTTCTTTTCAAGTTCTTCAATTTTACTAGCTTGATCTTCAAGTACATTGTACTTGTCATCTGGAACATCAATGTAGTGGTCTTCAAATAATTTTTTAAGTCCACCTATGAAGTCTTCAGCGATCTCGCCTTTGATACCTCTCTCAATAGCGATTTGGTTTTCTTTCATCCATTCTTCAACTACGTAGTTTAAGTATGAATCAACTTTTTCAACCATTTCAGCTTTGTGAGATTCAGTATTTTCTTTAAGTTTTTCTTCGTACTCGCCTTCTAATCTTTTTGATTCCGCTTTTACTTTTGATTTAATAGCAGTTTCGAAGATTGTAGCAGCTTTCTGTTTAAACTCTTCCGATAAGTCAGAGTCACCTATTAGAGCGTCAACGTCAGATTTGATGTCTAAAGAATCTTCAGCTTCAGTTTCTTCTTTGTAACCAGCTTTCATTTCTTTTTCTTTTTTCTTCATATCGTCAGCATTCATCATCTCTTTTTTAGTGTCTTCTTTCTCATCAGCCGTTTCTTTTGAACCCTCTTTTAACTTCGGCATTGCGTCAGCAGAACCTTGGTTTTTTTGTTGAGCGTCACCAGAAACTTGTTTCATTTTTTTTGAAGCGTCAGGATTACTGTCAGTTGGTTTTACAACCGCAGGACCTAAGTCCTCAGCCTCACCTACTTTTTTCATAGGTTCAGCCGCTACAGCATTCTTTGTAGGAGCAGACGCTTGTGGATTAGCAGCATTTGCTTCTGCCACAGCTTCTTGTTCCATCGCCTCAATTTTTTTCTCTGTTTCGGCCATTTGAAAGTCTCCTCTTTAAAAATAAACGTTTATTTTTGTTTTTATTTATAGATATTTATAAGATTATAGCTTTTTAAGAAATGACTCAAAGACTTTTACTTTCTTCTCATCTAACTCAAATTTTTCGCCTTATAAATTTCCATTCTCCAGGCTTCAATATCTTTCTCTACTAAAGCACCGTTATCCCAAACCCACTCTTTTCCTTCCATAATTCCTTCTACGAAAGCGTCTGGAGCGCTAGGGTCT